TAAATGAGACTGCACATCAAAATTCGGCTCAGATTCAAGAAAATCTCAAATTTGAACTGTCGGATGGTACGGTTACAGCTTTCATGGATAGATTTGATGAACTGTCTGAAAGATTAGAACAGTTGGAACTCTCCGTAAATAAAACCGCTTCAAAATTCAGTACACAATCGACCAAAAGAAAGGCGGATGCAGAATGAAGAATTTATTTCAACTCCTTGGCGGTATAAGAAACCCGCAACAATTTTTACAGAGCATGATGAACAATAGTCAAGTGATGGGAAACCCTATGGCGAAAAATGCCATAGACATGATGCAGAAAGGGGATGCCAAAGGCGTAGAGCAGATGGCAAGAAACCTCTGCAAAGAGAAAGGGGTAAACCCCGATGAAATAATGAAACAAATGAAAGATAAGTTTGGAATGTAAGACATATTAGAGGTTGCGCGCAAAAAACCTTGGTGCCTCTTTATGAATAAAAATAATCAATCAAAAGGAGGAATCTAACATGTTCAACTCTACAAACAATACACCTTTTACTATGCCAGTAATGCCGGCAACAGGCGGTTATGGCAATGACGGTGCTTTTAGCGATGGCGGATGGCTGTGGATAATCGTAGTTTTTGCTTTGCTTTTCGGTTGGGGCAATAACGGTTTCGGCGGCTTCGGCGGTAATGGCGGCGGCTATGTAGCAACAGCAGCTACACAGGCAGATATCCAGAGAGGATTCGACACACAGTCTATCATCGGAAAACTTGACGGTATCTCCAACGGTATGTGTGATGGGTTCTATGCACAGAACACCACTCTGATGAACGGTTTTCATGGCGTAGATAACGCTATCTGCAATCTTGGCTACCAGACACAGCAGGGGTTCAACACAACCAATGTTGCACTGATGCAGGGTCAGAACGCATTGCAGTCACAGCTTGCCGATTGCTGTTGCCAGAACAGAGAAGCAATCGCTCAGGTAAGATACGATATGGCGCAGGATACTTGTGCATTGCAGAACACGATGAACACAAATACCCGTGACATTATCGACAACCAGAACGCAGGAACAAGAGCAATCCTCGACTACCTGTGCGCTAAGGAAAACGCCGACCTGAGAGATAAGGTTCAGAAGCTGGAACTGGCTGCTTCTCAGTCAGCGCAGAACGCTTATATCGCGGCAAATCAGGACGCGCAGACAGCGGAATTGATTAGAAGAATCAACCCTATGCCTGTACCTGCGTATAACGTTCCTGCCCCTTATCCTTATTCTGGATATGGTAACGGTTGCGGTTGTGGTTGCTAATGACGGACAACCAAAATAAAGGGCTATCTTACTTAGATATGCTTACCGTCCTGTCTGTGTTTTTGCAGCTTGTGACTTGCCAACAGGTATCGAATGATACGCTACTGAAAGAATTGCATAGGCAGGATGGATATTATCTGGATAAGATAATGAAAGACCAGAAGGAAATACTAAAAATGCTATCTGATATTAAATCAGACTTCGCCCACAGTGGTTGATACAAAGAGGGTAGGCAGAAGTCTACCCTTATTTTTTTTGGGAGGTGTTATTTTATGGCTTGTAAGAACGTATGCCGACTTTGCGATAATTTCATTATGTCGCAGTCAGTGAATTTTACAGGCGGAAATCTGATTATAGATTTACCCGCAGGCAGTTATGCCAACTGCCGAAAAGTTTGTATTGTGGTGGCGCAGAAAATCCCCGATACCACTACAATCAACGCTCCTGTTTTTATTACGATTGGCGGCGGGACTGTGCAGTATCCGCTTATGAAACGTAATTGCAGACAGGTTGTGGCATCTGGCTTGAGAACAAGAACCAGATATAAAACCGTAGTTGAGACAACGAACAATTCTGGATTGTTCAGAATGATAGGGGAAACTTGCTGTACGCCCGATAACAGATTATCTGCTATCAACGGAGAAAGTGTTCCTGCAACAACTGGCGGAGGTGAATAATTTATGCACATTGAGAGAATGCACAAAATGATTGAGTGTCTTTGTGAAAAGGCATGGTCCGAAATGGAAAAAGGTCTGGAATGTGTTGGTACTGCCGAAATGGGACAGGTTGTTGACATGATTAAAGACTTAAATGAAGCCGAATACAAAGCTGTCATTACAAAGGCTATGCAAAAGGCAGAGAAAGAGGACGAAGAAGAAGATAAGGAAATCCTCAGACGGTTGAAATCTGAATACTACGAGGACGGAGACAGGCGTTTCTATGACCATTACAGATACGCTAATGGTCGATTTGCACCAAAGGGCAGAGGAACACGCAGAGGATATACAGAACCGCCTTACTACTTCCAGACACCCGATATGTATCACGAATGGGATAGCAAGAGCGACGCAGAGCGTGGCAGAGATTTAGACCGTATGGGTGGCAGAATGTACTATACCGAACCCATGATGAGCGGCTACGATAAGGCAAAACGCCACTACACGGAAAGTAAGGAAATGCACAAGGGCAATTCTCAGGCTGATAAAGAGCAAAAGATGCGCGACCTTGAAGCATACATGAAAGAACTTTCTGGTGATGTGACAGAGATTCTTTCGGATATGACACCAGAAGAACGCACCCTGCTGAAAGCCAAAATGACAACACTGTTGCAGAAAATCGGCTGACATAAAACGGATAGGGGTATTCCCCCTATCTTTTTTAATTGGGGGTGGTAACGAAATGGTATTCGAGATAAACGGTGTAAAATGGAGCGTTATTTCTGTTATGCCGCTCTCTGACTGTCTGCGCCGCTCTGACGGGAGTTTTACGGCCGGCGTGACCGATAACACTACTCACTGTATTTGCCTTTCAAATCGGCTTGTAGGCGGCTTTAAGAGGAAGGTACTGATACACGAATTATGCCACGCAGTCTGTATGTCCTATAACATACATATCCCATTGGAACAGGAGGAATTTTTATGTGACTTCGTGGCTACTTATGGGGATGAAGTTTTCGATATGGTAGATATGATGGTCGGGGAAATTCGGAAAACAGCATAAAAAAAGGGAGTATACCGAAATTGATATACTCCCGATTTTTGCGTAGCTTATGATTGACATTTACGAAAGGGTGTACTGTTATTATACCATTTTCGTGAACCAAAGTAAATGGTTATTTTTTCGTCAGCACCGCAATACTGCCCTTGCTTGTGATGTTGTAGCCGATAGCGTCTGCCACATCCCGAATCTTGATATAGTTAGTGCCATCCTTCAAAATGCGTTCTGTTTCGTGTTCCTTTCCATCAATGATAATCTTGCACTTCTCTACCACTTCTTCATCCTCCGTTCCGTAGTCGAAAACATCATTTACAAGCAACCAGTGCGTGAATTTATTGCACCGCAGGGGGACTTCTCGCACGCCGTAAGCAGAGCCGTCAGCAGCTATGTAGTAGGGGTAGCCGTTCTTCATGCCTGTGTATACCCCGATATGCCCCTGCATCCAGACCAACGCCCCGATAGGTGCTTTTTCAATGGTGGAAATAGGGTTTACGCTTTTCGCTCTTTCTTTCCATTGTGTACTGCCGAGTTTTACGCCACACGCCCATGAAATCAGACCAGAGCAGTCTACACAAACATTGCCGATTTTTTTTCGGTCACTATTCCAGACCATCTTTCCGTATTTGTTTTTCAAATAGTTGTAGTTGGCTTCTGTCATTACAGAGCCTTTCATACCGTAAACATAATTCGTGCCGATTTTAGAACGGCAAAAGGCTACCAGTTCTTTGCCCGTCATCTTTTTCGCCATATAATCATCCCTTTACAATCTCTTTGACTGCCTTGTTTTCTTTCAGCATTTTTCGCATTTCTTCCAGTGCTTCATCCACCCACATAGAGAAGGTGTCAAACGATACCGCCATAGCAACCGCAGGGAATCTCTGCACGAATAAATCATAGGTCTGCCGCAGCTTTAACTTTCCTGTGCCGCTCCCCAACTCCGCTTCTGCCTGCGTGACCGCCCACAACAGCCACTCCTTGACCTTTTCCCTCTGTGCCGCCGTTGGCATTTTCAGAAACCGCCCGATAAATACACCGACCATCCCTGTGACCGCCATCAACGCAACCACCAGATACCAGTTTTCCATTAAGAATGTAACCTTATGCACTTGCTACATCTCCTTTCACTCTTTCAATACAATATCAGCAATACGGATAACGGCTTCAATGCCGTATTTTTCAGCCCATTCACGAATCAACTTGATAACATATTTGTACCTGTTTTCATTTTTCGATTTCCAATAATAGAAACCGTTTGCAACACCGCACTCTGTAATTGAAGCGACCGCAACCTGTGCGAGTGGAGATATGTCTTTCTCTGTGACGAAAGTACCATATATAACCGCCGCACTCAGGCAGATTGCTACAAAATCAGATATGTAAACAAGTTTCTTGCTCGTTTCCATTTTTCTTGCCATACGATCAACCTACTTTCTCCCAGCCCTGCTGGTATTCCGAGGGCTTCCAAGTATTGTTATCGATGGTCGAGCGATAGCAAACGCCATTCTCCGTGCAACAGTCCCCCTTCGCGTAGGGGCTGGTTGCCAGCGAGATAAAGGGCTTTGCCTTCGCAGGGTCATCACTCCATACAAAACCCCACTGTGCAGGCAATTCCTCGGGTTCGGCGGTGTAAATGGTGCTGTCATATTTCTGCAACAGCTTCACCACGCGCCCTGCGGTACTTTTGCAGACAAAGCCGACAGGACGGTTCAGCATATTTTCTTTTTCACAAGCCGTCTGGAAATCTGGGATAAACCTGTCCTCAGCGTTTAATTCCGTTCCTGTCATAGTGTCCGCTTTCTCCTGCACCGCCTGCGCCGCTAACTTTGCCATGTGCTTAATTGTTTCCATCATACTTCGTTCACCCCCTCACTGATTGCCGCCTCTAATTTTTCTACCGTTACGCTGTCCGCCGCAAGGGCGTTTAACTGCTCCTCAATGCGGTCAAGCTGGGTTGGTTTTGGTTCTGGCATGGGTTCGGGTTCGGGCGGTGTGTATTCCGAAAATGTACATGTTTCTGGGTCATAAATCATGCCAAGCGTAACCGTATCGTCACAAGGAATGGCAGTCACAGGGCTTCCGTCTGGGGTCGGTCCCCATTCTGGTTCTGTTTCCTGATTCAGCAAAACACCGATTACTCTGTTTTGTAAAATCATTGCATAAGTTTTCATATTCTCACCTCACCATTCGATAATAACAATGCCGTCTCCGCCAATTCCGGGGGTGCCTATACTACTACCGTATCCTCCGCCTCCGCCCCCGGCTCCTATGCCGCCATTTTCCCCTTTAAACCCTACGTAATATTCAGTATTTCCGTCTGCACCACTTCCGCCACGTCCATATCCGGCACCACCTCCAAAACCACCTGGACCACCAGAAGAAGAATTGTTCCTTGCTCCGTTAAGACCGCCATGGGCAAATACAGTATTTTGTGCAGCTACTGCTACACCATTTACAGAAGTACCACTTAAAGAGCCTTTGTGGTTTCTTTTTCCGCCGCCTTTGGCTCCACCCTCTAATGTGATTAAATTGCCAATAACCGTTGCTCCACCGTCTTTGTTTAAATTGCCTTTTCCCACTGTGATTGAAAGACTATCATTAGGAGTAACCATGAATGCTTTTCTTATTACAAAGTCTCCACCCTGACCGCCATTGTAATCATATCCACTACCACCTGCACCAAAAGCAGTAACTAAAATCTTTGTTACACCATCGGGTACAGTAAATGTGCCATCTGATGTAAAGGTCTGTGTGCCGTGCGTTTTAATTAGAGTACCTAATACTGAATTAACTGTATCAATTACCCATGCACCTACGTCCCAACTCATGATACAACACCTCCAATCCTTGTTACTGAGCTACTAGTATCTATTGTAGTAGTTTTCGTGATTACGTTACCGGAAGGTCCAATATACTTAGATACTACAGTAGTTAGTGTACTTGAGTTCTTTGTAATTGTTGTAACAGTTTTGCCACCATCACTGTGAGTTATTGTAACTGTAGTTACATTACCAGATGTACTAATAGTAGTATCTTCACTTGAAAACCCCTGCACATTCATGAGGGCTTCTCTGTTTAATGGTGTACCCTCTACGGATGGTTCGTCCGCCATTTCAACCGTTACATATTCGTTTGTCCCGTCCGCATGGGTGATTTTTCTCCGCCCCGCCTGTGTCGGGATTCTATCTAAAAAATCCTTCATAGCAACCGTTCACCTCCGCTATTTATCGTTCCGCAGTAGATATATTCCTGCTTCATATTTTCTGTCATCGTCTTTCCGACTGCGGCAACCCGTTCCCAATCGTTGACCTCCTGCCAATCAAGGTAATTGCTTTCTCCGAATACAGGCAATCCCAATCCAACCAAAAACAACTGCACCAGAGCGGTATAATTCGCTCGGATACGGTTGATTTCCGATAACCAAGGTATATTGACTTCCTGCCAATCGGTGTAGGTTGTGCCGTTGAAACTCTCCTTGTAGTTTCTGTATGTTCTGGGGATGTAGTAGCCTTCATTTTCAAGCCACCGCATCAGTTCCTTATGGTTGCCCTCAATGCGGTTCAAGTCCTGATAGTTTAGTGCGCCCTTATTGTTTTCCTCGTTCGCCTGAGCCGCTCTCGCCGTAACGGTGTCGGATACAGTTCGGTTAAAAATCGGTGTTATCCAAGCCATTAACTACCACCCCCAATGATATATTGGCACTCGCCCTTAATCGCGCCGTTGTAGGTCAATTTCTGCTGAACCATAGTAACAGGCGTTTCATTCGCGAAGTTGCTTGTGAAGTTGACAGAATCTCCAACGTCCAGTTCTGGATATCCTCTGTCTGGCGCACTGTAAGTGTTGCGCCGCAGAGTGACCGCCGCTACCCAGTTTGCGTATGCGATAGCGTCCGTCTGGTTGTCAATGAGCGTATTGCTAACGCCGCTCAAATCCTCGCCTACGTCACTGTATTTCTTCCTGTACTCGATTTTATTCTCCGTAAGGCTATTCCCGTTGATAGTGACCGTACCTGTCCCTTTGAGCGTTACAACAGTCTTGTAGGCATAGTATTTCGGAGTGCCGACCATTGTTAAGCCGCTGCTCAATACAATCTGTTGGTTCGTATACGCCGAATGGGTGAAGGTGTATTCATGCGCCACGTTGGACGATACCTCGGCCGCATTGACCGCCGCCGTTACCTCCGAGTTAACCTTGATGGAGTTATACTCCACAGATAGGTTGCGAAGGGGAGGTATCTTTGTTGTTGTCGGCGTATCCGTCATTTTGTCAAAGTTGATATCAAATCCTGTCGCGCTGTCATTCTCGCGCAAAATCTGAATATAACCGCCGCGGCTATGGTTCATGATACAACGCCCTGCATTAGCTATCAGCTGCAAGCACTCATTCACTTTGGAGGATGGAAGGGGATTGTGCGTGTAGATTGTTTTCAGTGCGTTATCCAGTTCGATTGTATTCTCAAATCCCGCAAACTTCATAACATCTGTAGCAAGGTCGAACAGACTTCTTCCTGCCGCCGAATACACGCCCTCGTCATAGGTCATTGTCAAATGGTCTGCCAGACCTACGCACTTTATGCTGACCTCTGCCACAATTCCAGATTTCGATACATCAAAATCGCCTGTAGAATAAGACAAGCCCCAAGGTATCCACTCAATAGAGCCGTCCGACAATTCATAGCCGTACTGGTAATTGACAGGCTGTCTGCTTTCCAGATACTCCCATAATCCAGATGGGTTTTCTGGGTCATATCTTCTTTGCGTATCAATCAGCGTAAATTCAAATTCCTGCTTTGGAATCTTAGACGAAAGCAAGTCAATCTCCTTCGTTGAAGAACAACTTGCAATATCATCCGAGCCCAATCGGCTAACCAGACCGTATGTCAAGGAAAGTAACCTCGCCCTGCGGTGCGGTATATTTGAGTTCAGCCAATAGAAGGACAGTTCATTGCATAACGGAATCTGGTCTGTCATTTCCCAATATGTAGTATCAGGCGAGTAGGTTTTATCGAACACAGATACAGAATCTTTCTTTGCCAGAATCCGAAAACTGTTCGGGTAATCACCCATGCTGTCATCAAACTGGAAGGTCAGACCGGGAAATTGCACATAATCGCCGAATGAAATTTTCACAAGTGGCTGCACAGTATATGTCCCTGCATCGCCGCTGATTGTCAATCCTGCATATCCCTGATAGATGGGGTTGCTCTCCGGCGGCAGAGGGTTCTTTCCGTCCAGAATAAATCTGTTTCGTTCCAACGTCTGATAGGTGGATGGGGCGGTTGTGCCGACATCCACGCTATCAACATCACTGTACGGCAAATGACCGTTATCTGTTTGTGTACTCAAGCCGGGTGCGTCTGGGTCTGTCACGCCAAATACAATTCTCACATAAGAAGGATTGCGGAGCGTTTGCTCTGTTTCCTCTTTCCATTTTGCTGTTACTGGATACATAAAACTACCTCCTTACTTCCCTGTATCTATAAGTGAGGCTTTCAGACCTGTAAACATTTTCGGTGTGCCGTTCTCGGACACCCAATATGTAGAAACAGAATAATCTCCCCAATACATTTCCCTTGTGATGAATTTCCCTTCCTTTGGGTCATAGTAGGTTACGTTTCCTATGAAGGTTTCAATCAACTGTAAAATCTTCTGCAATTCCTTTGGATAAATAACCTTCCACTCCAAATTCAATTTTACTTGGCGGCGGTTTATCTTTTGAGCCACCACAACGCCTCTTGCATTTCTGCCGCTGTCAACCAACTGCTGACCTTCATAGTCTTGCACAGAAGGGCAGGTAATTTCTGTGCCGTTATATTTGATTACTGCCACAAAAACCACCTACCTTTGAAATGCACCAAGACCAAAGTTAATGCCTCGTCTTGCGGATACTTTCTGCTGATTGTTATAGATAACGTCACCATCCAGTTCAATCTTCTGGTTCAGTTCGATTGGCTGACTGCTGCCGTTCGCCATTGCCTGTAACATAGCCGTTAAAACAGCATTAAAAATTGCACGTTCTATCTGGTCATTGCCGCCAACGGCTGTTTTGCCGCCAATACTTCCGACCAGTTCCGGTCCTGCCTCTCTTGCAATAAACAGTTCGCCAGACCGAGGAAAACCGCCATTCGCAAACATTTCTATATTGAAACGCTGCGCCTGTTGCATGGTGTAGCCGCCGACATGACTGTATTTTTTACCAGTCAATCCTGCCAGTGAGTTTGCATCGGAAACCATCTGGTTCAGCATCCTTGTAACCTCATCAGATACTTGCTGCAAGGTCTGTCTGATAGCATCAAACGTGTTGTAAATGTTATCGTAAACTTTCAGCAGATACGCCGTTATCTGTGCCTTGGAAACCGTACCGAAATTCGTTGTCATAGCACTTATGCTCGAATAGAATGTATTCATACTTGAAATGATATCTTCCTTTAGCACTGTAAAATTTTCTCTCAATGTAGCCCATGTCGCATCCCACTGTGAAATATCTGGTGCTTCGACCGATACAACAGGCGCAAGACTGCCACCGCCAGATACTTTGTCTACGATTTCATCAATAACACTGCCTGCACCTTTGACGGATTCTTCCATACCTTCAACGATACCTGCGCCCAGATAAGCACCGACCTCTCGCTTAAACAGTTTAGAAGGAGAGTGAATTTCCGCCGCGCTCTTTGTACCGCTAAGTATTCCACTTACAACTTCCTTCACGCCAGAAGGCACTAAAGAAAGCAAACCTTTTTTAATGCCCTTCCACATCCACTTGCCGATTTCTTCAATCTTCCGACCCATGGATGTTACGGCATTGTATACGCCCTGTGGTATTCCTTTAAACAGGTCGATAATCATTTTGATTTTTTCTGGTATTGAAGATGAAATCCAAGTTGAGATATCATTTCCCCATGTAGGGAAGATGGAGGATATTAAAGTTGAAATTGCAGTGCCAATTTTAGATGGCAATTCAGAGAACCAACCAACAATATCACTTATAATCTGCGGTATTGTTTCCGTGAAGAAATTCTTAATTGCAGTCCATTTTTCAGAAATGGTTGTTTTGACGGCTTCCCACAATTCAGAGGTTGCCGTCTTTAATTCATTCCATTTCTCCGGGTAGTAGCTTACAATCTCATCCCATGTTGTTTTGAAGAAATTTTTAATAGAGTCCCATACTTCGACTACTGTTTTCTTAATACCATCCCACAACTTCGCAAGAAACTCTTTTATCTCATCCCAATGCTTTATAGTCATAAAAACGGCTAATATAGCCGCCCCTATGGCAAGCGTCCAAGGACTTAATATAAATCCTGCAATCTTCGGTCCAAGACCAGCAATAGCAGTTCCTATACCAGTAACAATCTCCGAGCCTGCTATCTGTGCTGCGATTGCTTTGGCTATTGAAGCACCCAGACCAGTAAATTTCAATAACGCAACAGCGGCTATGATAGTTGATTCTATCGGCGCAACATCAACAAAACCATTCCACGCTTCAAGTGCCGCCGATATTGCTTCAAATATCAGCGTTCCGATATTGGACAGAATGGTGACAAAATCAATTTCCTTTATGAATGTTCCAATTTTTTCTCCTATCATTGCCCAATCTGTACCCTGTACGGCTTTTATTAATGTGGTTAAAATACCGTTTATCCATTTATTAGCCGTATCTGCGGCAAGGACAAAATCGAAAGTGGAGAAAAACGTGTTAATTCCAGCTGCTATGGACAGCCCGAAATTAGACCAATCAAATTTAGTGCCGAATGAATCAAGGAAATGCAATGCGGTGTTCAATGCGCCTGCTATTGTTGCCCCTAAAACAGAAAATGTATCGGGCGATATTAAGCCATTTAAGAATGTTGCCAAGCCAGTCCCGAATTTGTCTGCCTTTTCATATATTGCATCCCAGTCAATACTGCCGAGTGCATCTTGTATCTTCTGACCTAAATCAGCACCAAGGCTGTAAAAGTCCCCCGTTTTAAATGCTTCTTTTACTCTGTCAGCAAGACCCTTTATCTTGGAATCAATCTCGACAGTTTCAAACATATCGGTAGGGAGAAGGTCTCCTGCGCCGCCAGCACCACCGCCACCAGCACCGCCGCTATCGTTCTGCTTGGTGTCTATGATGTGCAATTCATCAAATCCGAGTGTATAGTCCTGCATTTCCTTCAACGCTTTAGCCGCTTTTCCTGCGCCTCCTGCCGTTTTTTGTAGGCTTTTTGCGTAGTCCATCTGCACTTTTTTAGCCTGTACCGCATACCCTTTGCCTGTCAGTGCCGCAATGAATTGTCCCAACATATTGATTGCTTTCGCAAGCCAACTAATGAACGTGGCAAGGTAGGGTGCGACAACAGAAAGGATAGGCTCAAACGCCGCCGCAAATGCGTTTCTCAACTGCATTAAAGCGGACATCATAGAGGAAATATTGGCGTTTACCGATTGACTGTACTGTGCTAAACTCTGCATACCCTCTACAAATGCAGATTTTATGGTAGCAATCAGCTGAAATACAGTGGAGTACAGTACAGACATACCAACCATTTTAGGCAAAGAAAAACTATTGCGACCGCCAGAGCGACCAAAAAGCCCACCGGATGAACGTCCACGAGATTTATTTGAGCGTTTCCTCTGTCCTTCTCGTTGCGTTTTTTTACTCTGTTTTTCCTGCAATCCTTCTTGAATATTTGGTATTTTAGAACGTGCAAGTGCAATAGTATCTTTCAGATTAAGATTTGCTATTTTTGATTTTTGGCTTATTCTCTCCAACTGCTTTTCAAGCGGTTTCATCTGTTTGGCGTTTCCACCGGCAGACTTTAATTCTTCTATGGTTTCGGTCAGAACTCTAACCGTATTTTCCATATTTTTAAATTCTCGTTCTGCCTTTTCGACTTCTGGAAACTTAATTTCACTAAGTCCGAGTTTTTCTAAGTCAACTCTAAATCCATTGATAAGGCTTTTTGATTCCTCTATGGTTTCAGCGAATTTCCCATTATCAATATCCAGAACGCCTGTCATGCCAAGATTTTTTGAAATCTCCTTTTCTATTCCAGAAAATCTGTCTGTTTTTGCGGCGTTTTCAGAAACGCGCCCCATTGCGGCGGAAAGCTGCTCTGCAACGGAAACAGCGCTACTTGTTTCGCTCGTTAAATCGGACATTGATTTTGCGGCATCCTGTATCTGTTCTCCGTTAATCTGCTTGCCCATGTCAAAAATAGGGATATCCTTCAAATGACTATAATCTTCAACAGGTGCAGATTCTTTTTTCGTCTTTTTTGTGAGTTGTCCGAGATTCACGCCTTTTAACGAAGAGCCGATTTCCTTTGCGCTTTTTGCGGCTTTTGAAAAGTTGTGTGCTATGATTCTTGCTTGTTTCGCAAATTCTTTTATTCCGTTAATCTCTATTTCCGGTGTTTTAATGCTTTCCAAAACAGATTTAATTTCACGAATCTGTTTTGTGGAATCTCCTGTTTTCCCAATACCCTCAATAGTCTCGCTTAACTTCTTGATTGATTTCTCCGCAGACTTCGCATCCGCAACAATCTTTATCTCAAGTTTATCTATTTCACTCATTCTTCGTTTCCACCACCTTTCCATTAACGTTGAATAGGCGGTAATAGAATTAACCATTACCGCCTAAATACTATTTCGGGCTTTCTGGTAAACCAGATTGGCGAAGTGCAATTATCCTTTTTTTCATTTCAAAAACTGCAATCTCTTCATTTGATTCAGCATTCCGCTTTTTTTCGCTAACAGAAAGGATGGGTTCTTTGATATACTCATTTTTCGCCTTATTCCCTGCCAAATTTTTCTCTACACCGACAATTACAGCAGAAAGCATATACTGACCGTTTATCCAATTCAGGTAATCTTCGTTTCTGACACGTTGGTTGTACCCCTCTGCAATCGCAGACAATATCCTTGGATTCATTCTCCAAAATTCATCCCACGAAACCCCGATAGCGTATGCCTGTGGAAACCATTCAGCAGTCAAAAATTCACGAAACGACTTGTATTTTTTTCTTATTCCGCTTCTCTCTGATTTTCCGCAGTTTCCGCTTCCGCTGTCTTGTTGGCAGCCCGAAAAAAATCAGACTGTTCCATAGCGTTAGACATGGCTTCTGCCATTTCTTCAAAACTTCCTCCGGAAACAATGTGTTTCTGCATTTCTTCCCCAGCTGCATTTCTTCCAATGCCGGCACAGATGCCGAAATACGCTCTCATCATAGACATGGGTTTATCCTGCATGACCTCAAGAGAAACACCCTCGTCCTCCAAGTCACAAACAAGGTTAAAATCAAATTCTTTTGCCTTATACACTTTTTTGTTAATGGTAAAGTTTTTCATTTGCATAACTCCTTTTTTCTGCTTAATTTACTGTATTTCGGCTATGGATTTATCATAGTCAGCCATATTAGCCGATTCTATATTCAATGGCTGACTTAACCTTTTTTTGACAGTGTGATTGTAGTCGGATAGCCATTCTCGTCTTCCGTTACCGCAACATCATAATCATTCTCAATCCACTTAGGAACTGTTTTCACAGCTACGGTTGCAGTTCCTGTCAAATGGTCATCTGTTGCTTCATCAGGAGCGAAAGATTCCTGACCGATAAAAGCGCAGATTCCTTCTGAACCCTTGCCATCTGTCCCATATAAGATACAAAAATCCAGTTCCTTTCCCTCGCTTGAAACCATGTCATCTTTGTATTTCTTTTCAAATGCGCCAGAAATCTCCATTGAGCCAGCCGCACGTCTTCCCATTTCCTGTGTTTCTACAAGGTCTTCCAGCGTGGATGTATCCACCATGTTCTGAGAACCAAATGGGCTTGGAATGGCTTTCGCTCTCAACAAAAGTTTATAAGTTCCTGCCCAATAAGAACCTTCTGTTTGACTTGATGTTTTTTCTCTATAAATAATTCTGGATTTCAAACCTGTTGCCATATTCATTCCTCCTTTTTTGCATAAAAAAATAAAGCCCTAAATGGCTTTATCACGTTAAACTGTCATTTGCTCCGATTACTCTTTGGAATCTTGCGGTACTTCTGTATGTATCCCCCTCATTAAATTCTGGAAGGGCAATAACCTTGAACCGCATTTCTTTGAATACGTCTGTTACAACAGACATTATTCTGCCTACATCCGATTGGCTTGTGTTTGTAAATACATCAACTTGGAAGGTTTCCAAGGTTGCGTTTATGGAAAGTCCCTCAAGGTCTGCTCCACGTTCCGCCGCCGCCATACGATGAATATAGACGGTAGGGAAGATGGCATCACTTAATTTCTTTCCGTTGCTTGTGAAGTATATGGTCGGATATTTCGATTCCAATTTTGGCTTGGCTTTCGCCTTTACGATTGAAAACACAACCGTTCCAAGGTCATAAGCCCATGAATTATCACTCAACCAAACACCTCCTTTGCAACTTCCGCAATCTTTTCTGCTAATTCTATGGAAGTTTCATACATAAATGGGCGAGAGGGCATACCCTTTGTCCAGTGCCATTCGCCGTCACGAAAGTAAAACCATCCTTTTTCTCCATGATTATTTACGTCATACTTCCAACCAACAATGCCAATATCGGGATGCGGATTTTCCTTCCCGACAACGGCTGTACCGAATTCAATAAATTTTGCCCAAACGCATCCAGTGTACACAATCCACGTTGCACCTTTTTTAATAACCGCCCCTTGCTCATAATTGATACTGCTAAGAAGTTCTCCTGTATAAACAGCATCGTATTGAGCAACCTTCATTTTGGCAGTCTGTGCGCCGATTTGAGCGAGTTTTTTCGCAAACTCGTTACATTTATCGGTTAAGCTATATGCGTAGTTCTCAACCTCTTTTACGGCGTTCTGGATGGACTTATTGGACATGATATTGATTGATATTTTCTTCGACATAGAACCACCTACAAAATTTCAAGTTCTTGGAACACTTTAAATATTTTTGGTGCTTGTATTGCAATCCAGTCAACCATTTCCTCGTTCTCAGCCCATGCACCATAAATCCCATGTGTATTGGAAGATAAACCGCTTTCAAAAAGAAAGGCATGGACTATCTCATGCCTAAGTTTCCTTTTATTTAAGTTGATTTTCCCATCTTCCGTTAGGTCTTTTTCTTTTGGATTTAATACATAAATCAATTTTTCATAGAAATTGCACAGAGCGTCCGATGATTCCTCGAAATCCGAAAACCGTTCTGGATATTCATCCACAAACATAATTGAATATTCCTCTCCGAGAATATTTACTGTTTTGTTTTCCATACTTCACCTACTTTACATTCTTTTGCAATAGAAACAAATCAACCGTCAGACCTTCATCCGCAACGCCCTTGACAATGTAATCACAACTCGCTTTATCGACCATTGCCGCTTTATACTGCACCGCTGATTTCTTCCACACCAAATCCCCGACAGACAAAGGAAGTTTGCCCTTGTCATCGACAATCTGAACGAAATTTGTTGAATTATCAACGCCAAACTCCTTAATAAGAGATTCGCTCAATTTGTTGCTTATGGAAGAATAGAAGGGGACTGGCACATCATACCCAGTTGTGTATTCTCCTGTTTCTATCGGCACTTTGTTTCCGTCCACAGTGATGTATTTCAAATTCCCATCCTCGTCCGTATCATATACAGGGACTTGGCCGATTTGCTTTGCATAAAACATCTTTTGTCTGTTAATATCGAGCATTTGAAAACCACCTACTCATGATTCATTCGTTCCTCAAGAGTATCAAGCCTATGATGTGCAGATTTAAGGCTCTGCTCCAACTTGATAATCTTGTCATTGTGCTTATTGATTTCTTCCCTCATCGTTGAGATCTCCGACTTTATTTCCTGTGTTGTTCCTACGATAGCATCCAGTTTCATATTGATTCTGGTGTTATCCTTCACACGCTCCTCAATATCCTTTGTGTCTGTATGCTTGCTACTTTTCAACCCGAAAAAGACGGAAAATGCCAAAGATACTATACTTATGAGGTATGCTATTTCGACTTGCATTTCTGTACCGCCTTTCTGCTTAATAATTGCGCATCAGCCCACCGCCACTTGATACGATGCACCCCTGCTGCCGTTTCGTTAAGAAATAGAAATTTATCGAATTTAATTGAAAATTAAGCGGAAAATTTAATTAAATTTCATTTATTTTCGCTCAAACTTTCATAATTCTATAGAATTATTGAAACTATACTTAACATTTTGAAAAACTAGGAGTAGAACATCAGATACCCTGCTAGCAAAATATCGGATGCGCTGCTCCCTACAAAACCTAAAGGTTTTCAATCCAAATCGTTAATAATTTCAAATGAAACGGCAACGCACTAAAAACGACTAAAACTGGTTTGCTTTAACCAATTTACAGAACTTTTATAAAAGGGTATACGCCAAAGAACAAATCCTCTCTATTCTTCCAAGAACGGCTAACTCCGTTTTCAGAATAGCTTGCCATGTAGGCTTCTCCTGCCTGTGAGCGGTCATACACTGCCAAGTCAACGATATTGTTCTCAAATTTTTTCAAATCCTCGGCAATGTCATCATCTGTGTATGTATCTGGATACATACGCTTTATGGCAATCTCTTTTTTTGCCTGCTCTATCAGTTGATTTAAGAGTGGGTTTTCTTCCTTTCGGTCGAATACCACAGTATCGTCCTCGTCAACGTGAAACTGCCGCAGTCTGATTTTTACTTGCTCTAAAATGCTGTAATCAGCCATAAGCAATCACTCCCCTTACATGCCAAACGCAGACAAGATATACTGTTTCAACTCTGTGCCGTTCATTTCAGCTGCGCCACCAATGCCAACCTTCAACGCCAACTGTCGCAGTTCATCGACAGGCATGCGCGCGATTTCGCTTTTTGTATAGGCTTTCTTGCCATTAGAATCTGGAACTTCCTCGAAAGGCTCATACCAGATGCCGTTATGTTTTACTTTGTGGTCGAATTTCATTTAACCGACCTCCTTTTTAGTAGCATTTAATAACATAGGTGCTGTCCATTCTCTCATAAGAGGGCAGTACAATTTCGGATACGGTTGTCTTTGTCTGCACAGGGTCATTAGAAACCGTTACCGCAACTGCAACACCTGTATTGACAATGGATACATCCGCATTTTCGCTACCCATCAGCGTTCTTTCTTCTGGTGTAGTACCGTACCATGTGTTACCCAGTGCGCCGTTAGGAATCAGTGTCGCGAAACCATCTGGATAGAATTTGGCAGCGGTGCCAGCCTCGTTTTTGTACTGCTTGGAATAAATAACAATATTGATACCCAATTCAGCAGAGAAGATTTCCTTCACCCTGTTATCGTTCATGAAGATGTTCGCCGTTATATTCTGCGCCAGAATTGCGGACTTGATTTTCTTATTCTGTTTCAGATAGTCCATGGTCTTTCTGGAAATAATCATGATAGAAGGTCTTTCACCTGTTCTGGATTCTACGTAATCCAGCGCGGTCGCGATATCGCCCATAGGGTCAGAGTTTTCAGTATCAGACCATTTATCAGTTGTTGTTGTCAATTCCGCAAAGTTATTTGTTTTGTACTCGTTGTTAGGGTCATAGTTGTATGCGTATGTAGCACCATCTGCCTGAATGGAAATTTTAGGAGAACCGTCAGAAGGGGCTAACAGCTGCATAATCATTCTTTCTGGTACAACTTTTGCACCGTCAACCAGTGTGTTGGTATCATCGAAAATTCTTCTCAGTACGTCCTGTGCGTATGGGTCCGCTGTATCCTGCACACGCATGATTTCCTGTTCGTCAATTTCCTTCACAAGCATGGATTCGCGGAAGAACGCCATTTCTTTCTCTGTCATCTTGAACCCTTCTCTGCTTCTCAGCGTAGAAACTGCATCGAAATTGGAAGGTTTCAGAGAAACAGGCAACCCCTTTGAAGTCTTAATCCATTTCAGGTCAAGACCCATTTTCTTTTTTGCAGGGAACAGACCTTCACCAAGATAGGGGATTCTGTTACTCGCAACCTCTGTCTGCACAAGGGCAATCGCCTTTGCGTTATATACATCTCTGATATTCATTCTTTTGCACCTCCTTATTCAAATACAATCAGTGGCAGTGCAGTCTTTACCGCCGCCGCAATCGTAATTCCTGCGTTCGCGTTCGCATTTGCTTCATTCACGCAAGCAAAAGCCTTGATGATAGTGCCGTTAGGGTTGGAATCGTACACGTCATAAAGCAGGATACCGACTGCCGCCGAATCACCGCTTCCACCATTTACCTTTTTCCCCTCTGCGGAAATAGGATTCCCGGCCCTGCAAACTCCATCTGCAAACGCGGATGCGTCCAAAGTGATAGGCGTGAACAATTCACCACCAAGTTTTCTTTTCAGAATTTCATTTTGCGTAGTTACGCTTGATTCTTTAAACTTCATTTTTTCATCCTCCTTACATATAATTTTTCAATACGGATTCCGCTGTTTTATTTGCATCGGAAAAAGCCCCGCCGATTTCCTTCGCCATCTTTTCAGCGTCCGTTTCTTCTTTTCCGTTTCCGCCAGTACCGCCGCCGGGATTCTGACTGCCTGCCGCAATTTCATCTTCCTTGGCTTTGGCTGCTGCCGTTTCTTTTTCGGTAATAATCTGACCGAGAACGTCATAATCAAATGTGCCGTCATCCTTCACAATCTGCGCCGCCTGTTCAGCGGTTACTTTGAATTTTTCGGCCGCCGCCGCTCTCTGGTTTGCCAATGTCTGTGCCTTTTCAAGTTCTGCGATTCTTGCGTTTGCCGTTTCCAACGCTTTGTTGGCTTTTTCGGTTTCAGACAGACCATTGGATTCCAATTCATCAATCTTCGCCTGTAATTCGTCTGCTTTATCGGCTTTTTCTTTGTACTGCGCAGCTTTATTTTTTTCGGTCAAAACTTCCTTGTTACTCTGATTCAGCAGATTAGTAATCTGTTCATCGGTTGCTTCTGGAAAAAGTTTCAGCACATCTTCTCGTTTCATGGTTATTACCTCCTGTTCTTTTACTCACGCTTTTGTTACCGCAGGTCGCGCCTGCTGAGTTTTGCTATTTACCGCATAGCTGCTTATTTTTTGCAAACAAAAAACAGCCCATAAGGACTGTTTAAGTTTTCGTGTATTTAAGACTGCATCTGCAATTTACAATTTCCTCTGCACCTGCCCCTAAAGAGTAGTCACGAGGGAAGGACATTTCAGATGCCCCAATATGAAAAGAATCGAATATCCCGACTTTATACCCATTCGCTTCGGCGTGTGTATGCCGCACCTTATCATCAAGCATGGTTATCCAAGTCTTGTACTTATAACCCTGCTTAACCATTCTGGTGTATTCTCGGTAGTTGCCTATGGTATTTGCTTCGTTCGCCGCAATGTTCATGGCACGCTCAACAGATGTAAAGTAGGGCGTATCCTTATTTTCAACGGTTGTTCGGATAATATCTTCTGTGATTTTCTCCGAATATTCTTTTATGTATGCTGGCGTCTCTCTGACCTTTAGAAACTTCAACGCCGTCTTTTCGTATTCTGCGGAAAGACTTTGAATGAAGTCTCCTTCATTTCCTTCTTGTTCCAAGAAAGCATAAAAAAAAGAAATAAAAATCGGCTCAAGTTCTTTTGCCAACTCAAGCCGTTCTTTCTTTTCTTCGTCAGATATTTCCATTTCGCCGAAATAGGTTTCATATACAATTTTCTCTGTATGCAATTCGTCATTCGGGATTCTTGACATGAAACCACCTCTTTATTCTTCTGCAACCGTTTGAGACTGTTTTGCAATCTCAGCTGCTTTGCGTTCCTGTTCTTCCTTTTCTTCCGCTGTCTGCCACAAAGCGTCCATATAAGGCTTTGAAAGAAGGAATGTTTTTTCAGAATCTCCCCACAGACCAACTGTTTTAACCGCAATAAGAGGGTGTATTCCTGCCTGCAACAGTTGGTATAGCGTCTGTGATTTTGTATACATATTATCTTGCGGACTATGATTTATCTGCACATCGAAATCCCTTGAAGTAATGCCCAAATCATCATGCTTAATGCGAATGATATTCAGCACTACCTTTGCAAGGCGTTTCTCTGCCGCTTTTACGATAGGGTCTTTCAGTTTTGCCCTTGTCTTAGAGAAGTCCCATCCGTTACGAAGCTGTACCGCACCCTGCGTATCACCGCCAGAGTTATTATTGTTTTTATTTGGGATTGCGAGGATAGAAAGGGCGTTATCCCAAAGGTCATCCTTTGCAACCTGTGATTCTGTCTGGTTCAGTTCCTGTGTCATGATATCGACATCGGCTTTGTTTTCTCCGTTATTAGACCTGACTACCAGCGCGCCTTGCTGTTTCATTTTCTGATATGTCTCGCTATCCACATCACAGTTTACGAATTTCACCCATGACTGAACGAACTGCTCAATAGAATCCATGCGGTTTGACTGCATGTTGTTTATGGAATCTAGGATATCAATGACAAGCTCAATATCCGACAACCTCTCATGGTTATTTGGGTATTCCACAATCGGTATGCCGCCGAAAGCATGAAGTTTCCAATTCGTAACCTCCGAATTATGTATTTCGCAGGAATGTGTTTCAGTGAAGCACAATTTATACCATTCGCCATTCTTATTTTTCAATTCCTGCACAGCCAGTATCGGTTCTTCTGTGCTGCGGTTGTAAATAACAAAGGTATTTAACGGAGTGGGGGATACAATGCGAAATTTTATATCTCCATCCGAAAACTGAGCTGCCTTAAAGGAAGTGCCTGTTGCCGACTGCCACTCTCCAGACTTAATATCCTTTGACTGCTTATCAACATCAACCATGTAATCATTCAGAATATCTACAGCCTTGTTTATCCGCTCATCATCCTTGCGGCTAACAAACTGTACAGGTTCGCCGTAGGTCTGACCGACATTGAACTGTACAATCTCATAGGCGTGGTTTTCCACAATCTTATTTATAATATCGTCACGCACAATCTTCTGACGATAACGTATCGGTTGGTCTCCCTTGTAGTAGTGCCAGAGGTAATCAATCGCTGTTTTATTGAGATTGAAAATACCTATGCACTTGCCAAGTACACTTATGATGTTATCTGGCGTTATCTTCTCTGCGTCCGTATACGCTACTTTCCTGCCATAGCGTCCATGCAGAATATCTTGAAGTGTTCTACTATTCATAAAGCACCTCCTTTCCGAAAAAAAGACAAAACAAAAAAACACCGGCAAGCACCAGTGTTTGTCTGTTCGCATTATTCTTTATTATAACTATAGCAGATTTTTTCGGGACATTGGGGACAACTTATCACTTTTCAAGAAAACGATAGAACATTTTCTTGACGCTGTCCTCTGTATTTCCGCCGATACGTTTTGCAACATCCCCCCAAGACAACCCATCGACAAATCTAAGATGAATAATGCGCCGCATGTGGCTGTCCTCAACGGTCGCAATAAATGATTCTATCTGATTGATAGTTTCCATGATTTCCATTTCTAAGGCGCAAAGTGTAGATTTTCTGGAATAGAGCAGGGCTTTCTTGCGGTTGTATTCAGGATAGGGAAATCCTTCAATGGTAAAACTCTGCCAGCCGCCAATTCCACCAGAAACCTTGTCTCTGACGCTACCGTCTTGCTCGATTCTTGCTATCTGTTTTTCAAGGGTGTTTATTTTCTCTCGCACCTCAACGCATTCCTGCTGTAAATCAGTGTATTGTTTCAAGATTTCTTTCGTCACCAAGACATACCCCCTCTGAATGGATTGATAGCCGCTTCCACTTTTGCAGTATTATTTGGATTTTCTATGAAAATTGCTAACTGTGTCAAACTATCCGGAGCGTCATCGTGATTATTTTTCCCAATGCTTACAAACATTCCAAGTTCTTCCATTGCTGCTTGATACTCATTGTTTCTTTTGTATCTATGAACTCCTAGTTTTGCATCTTCTTCAATTTGACTTTGGCTCAATCGAGCAGGGGATATAAATACAAATTTTCTTTTTATGTCCCCAGAGTAAGCAATAATTTTCGATAATTTGTCAATTCTATTTGATGCTTTTTTGCTTGTACAGGAGCATTTATAACCGTTTGCAATCAGACTTTCATCTACATATTTGCAATAAAGTTCTCCACCTGTATCTCCCTCGAATCTTAGTTGCCTAATCTCATTTCCCATTACGCGTCCAACAACAAGCGGTATTGTGATTTCTTTTGCGCCTTTGTTAAATACCCAGTCATAAATATAAACATCCCCATTTTCATATTCAGCACCAATAGGCATTGAAAGGCTATCTCCTCCGCCCCATGCAACGTCTACAACTCCAATACGTCTGAAATCACCATCTGGAAGAATACCATTAAAATATCTGAGGCTATCAGTTTCAAACAGCAAACCTTCACGAACATAAGGGCTTTGCATGAATTTAGCCATCCATTCAGCGTGGTCTAATCTTTCTCTCATTTCTCTGTAGTATTTGGTTGAAAATCCGTTTATTTCGTAATCAAAATTACTTTCGTCATTTTCATCCAGAGCAGGAATTTTTCTAAATCTATATTCTGTATCATTTTCATACTGCTTTCTGAGTCGTTCCAACGGGTCTAATACATTCCATAGAGTGCCGACCATCAATTCTCTTGCACCATCATTTTTTCTGTCTACCATTTTGTTCAAATACTCTTGGAAGGTATTCTCCATTCTGACAGGGCTTAGTGAATGTTCTCGGTCACGAACTAAGTCATCTACATATAAATATCCATCTTTTGAAACGTCAACTGCACCTGTCCATGTTCCATCAATACCTCTACAGGTAACAGTTGCGAATCTGTCTGAATTTCCGAGAGTAATAGTAAACTCATCGGAGCTCTTGTCCAAGATAACAGGTTTATTGATGTAACGCGGATGCCAATAATAAAATAATTCTTGAAATGAATATTCTTCTGTAGAAATCAAATTTAATAACTCTTTATAAAAACCTTTTGCAAGTATGCCAGAGTGCCCGCCCATCGCATTATGGCTATTGGGTCTGCGAAGCATAATCCAGTTCAAGAAAAAAATACAAGTAGTGGATTTACCGACGCGGCTTGGCATAGATAACCCATAGAATTTAATTTTTCTGTTTTCTAAATCTTCAAGGTCTTGTACGACAACATTCAGCGTCTTTCTTCTTGGAGAATAGAATCTTTTGCTCCAGTGCCTATTTTTTTCCATGTAAAAAATAAAGCTTTCCAATTTTTCATAGCTCTCAAGTTTTAGTACTTCATAATATTTATTTAAGAGATTGTATTCTTGATTGTTATCTTGAGCGTATTTTTCCAGAGTCCATATATCAGAACCTGTCATGTTTAAAACTAGAGTTTCGATAATTTCTTTTGCCCTTTTTGTCAATGAAAGACCGTATTCAATATCTTTTTCAGTCTCAATAGAAACCTTTGCAGCATCACAGTATAATTCTATAACCTGTTCATTGATTCCGTTATTCGATATGTATTTCTCGTAGTCCTGTACAGCACTTATCAATTCAAAACTTGCCATTAAAAAAGCACCTCCGCTCAAATAAGCAAAGGTGCAAAAATCCTTTGCCCTCAGATGTTTAGGGTTAGCGGCTAACTTCCAAATTGTTAGTCGGTAATGATATTATATTTTATAAAATTCTCTTGTCGGTGCATGGTATCTTCTTCCGTCTGGACAAAGAATCATAGTCTGTTCTTCAAGAGAAGTAGGGTGGTAGAATTTTTCTACAATTCCAACCACGCCACTCACGCCACATATTACTTTATCTCCGATATTGATTGCATTTTTAATCCTAAAATTACTCATTACTCGTAACCTCCTCAAATTCCTAAAACCGCTTTTAAAACAGTTACACACCCCTTGCGAGTTTCATCGTCTATGCAGTTTCCACATTTGTTATATATACAAATGGATAAATTGCATTTCGTATTTTCGTGGGCGTTTCCGAATTTTTCAACAAACTCTCTGAAATGAACGCCGCTAATTTCAACGTTGCTCAGCGCATTATCAACAGTTTCTTCCGCCAATTCTTCAAGTGTTTTTCTTTTCATTACCGCACATACCTTTCTTTCCTTCTCCACGCATCATCATTGTACTTCTCAAGCCATTTGCACCGCTTTGCGATACATTTATGCTTATAAGCAAGCTCCTTGTTCAACGCCCCAGTATGAGCCTTACAGTGACAGTATCCTATTGCGTTCCCTATGTATTTACCTGTTATTGATTTCTCTCTCATAGGCAAAATCCTTGCATAATACCAGTCTTGCAATTTTAACACATTCTTTTCGGTTGTCAGTATCGGTGCATTTACCGTCTTTGTTGTATCTGCAAGTTCTTAAATCGCAATCACTCATTTTCGCAACTCCTCTTTAAATTTGAGAAATTTCTCCAGTTGTTCTTGGTCTTTTTCAGTCCCGAACAGTGTATCAGGGAATGGCTCGCCTTTTATGTACATGTTGAAGTATTTTGATGCAGTAGGCACGCTGATGCCGATATGTCTTGCAGCCTTGGAAAGCGTCATTCGTCCGCTACAGAACGATTCAAACGCTTCAAAGAATTTTTTCTTGCTTATGGTTTTTACGCCTTGCGCCATTACAAACACCGCCTTTCGTTTTCAATCAAATAATCGGGATAACTTGTGCGTCTCCGATAGGCAGAAAGGGTGACATCCAATCTGCCATCGGCATTTTTTTAATTCAAGTGGGATTCACGCAACCAACACTTTATTCTGGTGCGACCAAACCTCTTAGATGGGCGTGGATTTGCACCGCGCATGAACTGCATTCCTATCAGCGTCCTCCGTACGATATTGTACCCGACCACTATCAGCTCTTAGATATAAGCGTATACCTATTCCGCCACCATCTACCATAATTCAATTTTGAATTATCCTACGCCTACTCACAGACTAATAACCCGGGGTAAGTCCGCTTTATCGCAGACCTAAAAGACTGCTTTCGACCCACGCATTTTTACAACGATTTTAACCCATAAGGTTGCGAGTAAGGTTTTCATCGTGAACCCTAACGCCAACAGAGGGATTTGAACCCCCATGTCGGATTCTAACCGACACAATGGTTTTCAAGACCACGCCGTTATAACCGTTTCGGTATGTTGGCAGAGGATGGGGATTTAAAAGACACCATCTCTAATAGTGAAATCCGAATCGACCTCACCTAAATCAAGTTTCTATCCAATCCCCATCATGATTTTTCAGTTTTGAGTTTAATGTCAGTCACGAAACCAGAAAAACGGACTGACAGGGTGTTTGTCGATTTTTGAAGGGTAGGTTTTATATGCGGTCAGTCAGCAGAATCAATGATTGCGATAAACCACGATACCGAAAGACCGCAAATGGATTCTCTCGGACTTGAACCGAGGACCGTCCGGTTATGAGCCGGATGCTCTAACCAACTGAGCTAAGAATCCAGAGTGGGGCGTGATGCCGTTAAAACGCCCCAAATATGAAGTTGGTGTTTGGTCTTGCTGCCAGCTCCATCAGCATACAAGCCAAAAACCCACCGAGCCGTGCGATGGCTCTTAACAGGATTCCCCTAGTGGGTGAAAGGTCGTGTTATTCATCTGGAAAAATGTCCAAAAACCAGATGAAAAGCACCAGATGGGAATCGAACCCACGCCGTTAGATTGGAAGGCTGATGTTCTGCCATTAAACTACTGGTGCATATATAAGACCCTGCGTCCGAAAATCAGCGTCTATAGCCGCCTTGTTTCTTTCCATAATCACCGTACAGTCATGAACTAAACCGCTCAAAGGCAAGCGCAACAAACAGGGTACATATCGGTGTTATTCCTTTGGCATGCGGAAAATATTGTTTCCAGAGAATGGCAATTCTTCGTATGCCGCATGAAGTTCGTCAAAGACTTCTTTTGCGCGTTCTATAGTTTTGTATGAGCCAAGCAAGGCGGCTGTTTTTCCCATGTCTCCAATAATTTCGTTCCGCTCGTTGATATAGATATAGCATCCATATTCATCAACAGAACCCTTTCCTCTCTGGCTAATAATTCTCATGTCATTCACTCCTTCGGCTCAAAATAATCACAGCCATAATCATATTCCGTGTAATCAGTGTAATATTCACTATCCTCGTTATTGCAGGTAAAAAGCAACTCATGGTCTACACTGGCATATCTGCACTTACCGCAACATTCTTTTTCATCGTACATTTGTGACACCGCCTACTTACTCTTTCAAAGTGTAATCTTCGCAGTTATTATTGAGTCTGCAATAATAGCCTACATAACCTATACTTCCGTAATTTTCCCGTTCCTCAACAATGCAATATTCGCAGTCAATACAGGTTGTATTTGGATGATACTTTGGTCTTGTAGGAGATTTTAATTCCTCAATCTCCTTTTTCAGATTTTCGATTGTACGGTCTCGCACATCGACATCGAATTCCAAATCCTTAATTCTTCTAAATGGGTTCCAAAACATTTTTATCACTCCTTTGTGCAGATGGGGGCTTTTTGTTTTTGAGGATATTTATGGGACTAAGTAGGGGCTTTTTCTGATTCCATCCAGACCCCCACCCCCATCCATTTTTAACGGTGAAATCGTTCGAACCGCCGTTCATTCGCATTGGCTATAATTTTCTGTATTTATTCGCAAAATGATAGTTATGCGAATAGTTTTAAATCAATATCTTGTGTCAAGCATTTATTTTAAACTAGATATTGATTTATTCGTTTCCGCTGTCCGTCAATCTGTCTGCATCTTGTGCAATTTCAACAGTTTTAACCTCGTTCAGTCTTGGAAGTTCGGCAGCTGATAGGGCGGTGCGATGTCTGTTAGCATCTGGCGCATATGGGCTGTTCCAACCGTAAAAGTGATTTAGGATTGCGATAACGCCTACAGGGTTCTGCTTTCCTGTGGCTAGTTTGCCCGATAAACTCTCAAGCCTTACATCTACTAGCTTTTTGTAAATTTTGAAAGCTTTATCACTTAGTTTTTTATTACCATTTCCCCATTCTTTTATTGCATCTCTACTTATCCCTGTTAAAAAACTAAAGCCATTGATAGATACTTCTTTATCGTTCATCAGGGATAAATAAATATATATATCGCAGATATGGTCTACAAGCTCATAGTCATAGGCATTACAATTGCTCATTGCTCCTATACCATTCTTGAATAAAATACTAGATTTTAACTGTTTAACATCTGGGAATACAATTTTTTTAATATACATCAAGGCGGCATTCCAGACGCTCTGGGATTCCTTGGACATGTCTGTAATTCCCTTTTCGGCACAGAATGAATCTAGACACGCCTCGATTTCTGAATCATAAATTTTATTTTCCATGCTCCGCGCCTCCTTCCTCGTTCCTGCTGCGGTAAATTAAAAAAGCCGCAGAAAAAGATTTTACTCTCATTCTGCGGCGTGTTGGTATCTTAATCAATAATTGGGGTGCCGTCCTTGCCGTTCAGGTCATCCAGGGCAACGGCGTTAGCTGGATGCCTTTTAAATTCAATTTTCTTTCTTGTGGGATATAATACAAAAATTTAATCATGTTGTCAATAGGGAATTTTGTTTTTTATGATTTAATCGGTTTCTGTATTTGTTTTAAGATCTAATATATTACTACGTACTTAAATTCTTTTTTAGATTTCATTCTTGAATATATTAGATTTCATTGGTTTTACTGTATGAAGTAAGATACTAGATTACATTCTTTTTAACCCCTTACAGATACAGATGCTTGTATGGGGTATCGTGCATCTTTCAAAAGCTATCTTCTTAACCTAGTTTTTTGAGCCTTTCTATTATGTCAGAATCTTCTTTTTCATCCAGCTTGTATGTGATTAAATGTTCTGGCTTCATGTTCAGAATGATGCAAATTTTGTTAAGAGATTTCATGCTTATATTTGCATCGTTTTTCTTGATTTTCCGCCATGTGTCGACAGATAACAATCCATTTTTTACAGCCGTGTAAGAAGTAACCCCGGCGGATTCTAATGCAGCTGCAACGTCAAATTTAAATACAATCATTTTAATAACCTCCTTCGTTTTTCCTATTCTCAATTATACGAATTCCACCGCAAAAAATCAAGATAAAATATCTTTAAAAAGATATCTTCCTAAAATATTAAATCTTTTCAAAGATATCTTTACAAAGATAAATAAATGGTAAAATATGGAAAAATAACCGCCATTTCTGGCGGTCAGGTTTACAATGTTTCTAATCTCGCTCTGGTGAGCATTTCGGCGCGTTTCTTTTCCTTCTCTGCGGTCTCCATTGCCATAAGCTGGGCATAGGTGGCGGCATATTCGGGATTGGCTAGCAGCTTGCGCCGTTCCTGTTCCTCCTGTTCTTTCCGCTCCTGCCTTTCTTCCTCCTGTATGATTTCGTCCGTTTTCCTGTTATCGAACATGGCTTGAATATCCTCAATAGTCAGCGGTTTCAAGCCGTTTTCGGGCGTGCTGACGGGCGTTTCCGCATCGGGTAGGGGATTGGTCGGTTCTGACGTTTCCGGCTCTACAGGGGCAATCTCAACTGCTTCTGTATCTGGTGTAGAATCCTGTATTTCTGCGGTTTCTGCGTTGTTCTGTTCTTCCTCTGCCTGCGCTTCTTCCATGCAGTCCAGATATGCAAGCACGCTTTCATTAATTACGCCGTTAATCGTCAGCCCTAAAGCCTTTATTCTGTCTATGGTGCCATTCGGAAGCGTTGCGGATACTCTGTCATAGTTTTCCTTTATCTTTTCATTCTGTCTTTTCATCCTTGCCTTGTATTTTTCTATCATTTCCTTTTCACTCTTTGCCATGATTGCATACCTCCATTTAATACGCATTATTATTGATATAATTAAATGATACAATAATGCAATGAATAAGTCAATTATTATATAAAACTTAATTTAAATTATTTACATTATTTTTGAAATAATATTTTATTTAATTTTGCATTTATGTATTGGCATTACTAATTAAATATGATAATATAAGACCATAGAAAACAACAAGGGACAACGAAGGAGGAAATAACATGGTAAAGCTTTACATCGTATTTTTAAACTATGGATTTAATGGCGTTAAATATTTTAAAAAATATAGCAACGCTAAAAGACTTGCGGATTTGAAAAAAGAAAACGTCGAAATTGAATCTGTTACACCGAAGGAATTTACAGAAATAATTTTTGAGGATTGAGCCGAAACGGTCAAGAATGACCGTCAGCCGTGGGATAGTCTCCCGGCTCTGATGATGGCAGACGAAAAAGGAGAAATGAAAATGACAAAGAAAGATTTAATGAAAGAATTTAACGAATTACAGGAAGAAAAGAAATGCAGAATCGAAGGTATTTACTGGAATAGCAATAAAAGCAGCATCCAAAATGCGATTAACTGCTTAAAATGTTCCGATGAAATGCTCGAAAAATATTTAATCGTTGTCAGCCTTAAATATGAAAATATCGGGGAAAGGATAAAAAGCAATGGAGATTTTAAGCATCATCCGCACAACAGACTTTACGTTTTTAACACCGCAAGGTCAATTTTAGCCGATTAAGTCGAAACCGCCG